ACACATTTGTTTCAGCAACTGCTAACTGTGTAACAGTTCCTGGTGATTGTGCTAATGTTAAGGATGCAATTGATACTTTAGTTAGTAGTCTTAATGATATTATTTCACCTAAAGATGAAAACTATCAGATTGCTGCCGATAGACTTTATTTCAATAGAGATTATATTTCTCAAGAAGTTATTGGATTGACTAAGGCTGCATTCTCATATAGTTTAGGTAGTCAAACTTTCAATTCTTACAGTTATATTGGAGATAATAGCGAAATTGAAGTTAGAAAAGATATTGAGCTTATTATACTTTCTTTGATATCTGATTTACAGACAGGTGGAAATAATAGCTCCATCGATTCTTGTGGTCAATTCTTAGCTGCTAATTTAACTATTATTGGTGGAGTCCAAGATATTCTAGGTCAGTTTATAAACCAGTTAGAACAACTTAAGTTTATTGGTGCTAAAGCAATACAAAATCTTCTTTACACTCTTGGTAGTAATGTAACTGGTCAGCAATATGCTGCACAATATAATACTTTACCTGCTTACAGGGATACTGAGACTCCAACTAATATTGCTAATGTTGTTACTGATTTTGAGCAACTAATTGATATTCTTATTAAGGAATTTAATCCATCTGGTAAGAAGGGATTAAACTCTGCGAAGAACATGCTATTTAATGAGAATTATTATTTAAATGAAATTGCATCTGTAGTTAATTCACAATTTGGATCTCAATCATGGCAATATAATGATTTCATTGACACTATTGTTAGTGATCTTGAGCATGATATTATCACTACTGATGTTTCATCTTCTAATACTACTCAGGCAACAAAGATTTCTCTATTGAGAGAAGGTGTTATTAACACAATTAACTTTACAGGTGGTGCTGAATATCAATCAACACCAACTATTACTATTGACGCTCCTGCTGCTGGTGGAATACAAGCAACTGCAGAAGCAGTACTAAGCACAAGTGCATTATTAACAAGTATTGGTGTTACTAATAGTGGTGCTAATTATGAATACATACCAACCTATAGTTTCTCTGGAGCACCTTTCCTTGGCACTCATGGTGGTAATATGTTTATTAATGGAAGTGGACAAGTTGTTTCAGCAAATTATGATGGTCAAATTACAGAAATGAAGGTTGCCAATGCTTCACAATTTGCTGTTGGTATTGGATGTGCTTTAGTTAATAGTGGCACTGGAAGTGGAAGTGCTGGTGGATTTAATCTTGGTCAAGATCATGTAAGATTTGGTGCTGGCACAGGATCTGTTGGTAACAGATATATTAGTATATTACAACCATTTGATTGCACTGATGTAGATAAAGTTAGAGTCTATGTTATTGCTGGAAATAATGCAAATGGTGGTGATACATGTGAAACTGGTGAAGATCTTGCTTTATACTATTCAACTAATGGTGTAAGTTGGACTTATGTTAATAGAATTGTATATGGTGGTACTGGAGGTACTAACGGTATTGATGGGCAAAACCAAAACCATGCAGCATTTGCTGCTGGTGGTTTTGTAGATATTCCTCTTGCTGATGGTATTAAGCAAAGTCAGGTTTATTTCAGAATATGGCAGATTGGTCATTCTACAGATTCTAATTATGACCATTATGGTATCTGGAGAATGGGTCTGATTAATGAAACCCAACCTGGATTTGATCTAGTTGGTAATACAATTACAGTAAGTTATCATGATGCTGATGCACAAGTAGCATCTACTACAGATGCAGAATTGCAATTTAATGCGTCAGTAAAAGTTGAAAGTGTTAATATTACCAATAGAGGTACTGGTTATTCACCATCAAGTCCTCCAAGTGCTACATTTAGTGGTGGTAATCCAACAACACCTGCTACAGTTACTAATATTACTGTTATATTAGATAGCCGAAGATTTACTGCTGGTGAGACAATTATTTCTAGTGCTGGCGGTCAAGCAACTGTATTAGAAGATATTGGTAATGCTCTTTATATTGGACCTACTACAGGAATTGGTTTTGCTGCTGGTCAGACATTATTCCAAGGTGCAATTACTGCAGTAATACCTGCCAATGGTGTTGGTAATCCATTTGATTGGTATACAAATGTTGGTAATGCTCAGACTTTCCAAACAGCAAGAACAATTCAATCTTTAGTTGAAGGTGAAACATCATCTATTAACTTGATACCAAACCCTGAAACTGCAGTTTTGAATTCTTGGTATTTCACATACGGCACACCATATAATATTGCTGGCACTGCACCTGATGGATCAGAAACTGCTATTGCCTTTGATCCTTCTACTGATAACAATTATCATTATGTTACTAGGTATTATACATTAACTGCATATGAAACTTTTGACTCGGATGCTACTAAGTTTGATACTGAAGCATTAACATGGGATGCTGGTCCTATTGATGATGATTCTATACAGCAGTATACGATTTCTATGTTTGTGAAATCTGCTGGTACTGATAGAGTTAGAATGTATCTTCAGTTGATACCATATGGTAGCTACTCTCTAATTCAAGTTAATTTAGCAACAGGACAAGTTGAAGGACAATTCTTATCAAATTCTAATGCAAATGAGTTAACATTAGATGACGCTGGTGCTATTCCTTATGGAAATGGATGGTATAGAATTTATATTACTGGAAGTTTTGGTTATGGATTTACTGGAATAAACAAATCCGTATTCTGTATTAGTGATGGTGGATTGATGGCTTATCCAGGTCAGGCAGGTACTGGTGATATGATTCTACTTTGGGGATCTAAAATTAATAAAGGTGGATTAGATGCATATACTGCAGTTGCTGGTGAGGTATTCTACTCTAATATAGAATATAATATCAAGAAGTATTCTTTAGAATTACTTGAACAGTATAGTGAGTTGGCAATTGCTGGCACTTTACAATCACCTGCACCATCTTCCAACTTTATTAGATATTTTGATAGTTCAATAGGATCTGATTACAATGTAGATTCTATACAAAGAATTATTAGAGAAAATCTTAAGATGATTCAAAGTCAGTTACTTGATACTGATCATTACTTGACAGTTGATGTAAATACTGGAATTAAACTTCCTACTAAAACATTTGGATCTAGAACAATTCCAATACCTTTGGGTGGTGGTATTGAAGGTGCTGATTTCTTATATGGTGCAATTAGTAATAGTAGTGCAGAAGTTAAAACTGTTACTACTAATGAAGGTCTAGTTGTACAAGATTATAAGAGATTTAGAGTTTATACTACTATTACTGATGGTCCATTCCAGATGAATGAGACTATTAAGAAACAGGGTGATCCTACTTGCCGTGGTGTTGTTTATGGATTCCATGAAGATGAAAACTATAAGTATGTTGATATTAGAGTTACTGGTGGTACATTTGCTCTACTTGATATTATAGTTGGTGATCAAAATAACACAACATTCCAAATTGGTAATATAGAAAGTCGTATCCAAGTTATTGATGTTAAAGGTAATTTTGAAGCAAATTCTGTATTCAGAGGATATACTTCAGAATCTACTGCTGCAACAGAAACATTCTTAAAGAATGATGCTGCTGTATTGACTAATACTGGAGGAAAACTTGTAGTTGATACTGAAACTCTAAATGGTGCATTTGAAAGAACATCTGTAGTTTATGCAGAGAATTCTAGATTATATGTTGAAGTGCAGAAATTTGCTGGACTTGATATAGATGTTGGTGACAGAGTTGTTGCTGATGGTTATCTCAGATTAGGTACCGCAACAATTAATAATGAGGATGGATGGGTTGTTGGTGATTATGTTTGGAAGATTACTAATGGTGTCCAAGATATTAACAATTATGGAATTATTAATAAGGTTGAGGGTACTACTATACATGTCGTACCTGTAGCTGGCAATTTTGCAATTAGTGATGTTATAGCTGCATATAATTCAGCAAATATTCGTATTGCATATGCATCCGTAAGTACTAGAATTGCATACACTGGTGCTGCAGCTGCAGTTGTTCAATCTATTGAAGATGTTGGACTTAATAAGAGACTTTATCTAAGTGATGTTCTTGGAACATGGGCAGATACAGATTCATTAAAATCTGTTGATGGATATAAGTCTGCAATTATAGTTAAACAGGATCTAAAAGCAAGGATAAACAGATCCTTTAGAGGATTTGATGGATCACAAACTATATTTGATCTTACTATAAACAATGGTACTCAATACTTCCCTGATACTGAAGGGCATATGCTTATCTTTATCAATGGTATTTTACAACCTCCAGGTGCAACAAATGCTTATACAGCATTCTCTGATAAGATACAATTCACTGAGCCACCATCATTAGGATCATCATTCACAGGATTCTACGTTGGTAAGTTAAGACAGTTAGATGATATCTCTTTCGAGTTTGATTCTTTACGTCAGTCATTCAACCTCAAGCGTAATGATGTATTCTACTCACTAACGCTAACAGAAGGTGTCCAATCTTCTACAATACGTCCAGAAAATAATATCATCGTTTCGCTTAACGGTGTTGTACAAGAACCTGGCGTTGGTTTTGAATTGGTTGGATCTAGAATTATCTTTACAGAAATTCCTCGTGTGGGATCAACCTTCGTAGCATTCTCCTTCGTTGGATCTGAAGCAGACGTTGACGCTGCAGAAGTTGTACCACCAATCGAGCCTACTGACTTCATCAGAATTGGTGGAGAAATCAGTGATCGTGAAGTTGCTGTTATTGAATCTTCTAACTCCTTGGTAACATTCGATTATCTTGGTGCTGTATTTGGAAAAGATGCACGTGCTTCAACTTCTATAACAAAAGGATCTATTCGTGATGTTAGTGTCACCTCACCTGGATCTGGTTATACATCCAGACCTGTTGTTAGGGTTGACTCTATCAGTGGATTTGACGCAAATATTAAAGCACTAGTTGGTGTTGGTGGTATTGTTGTCAACAACGGTGGTAGTGGATATCAAAATCCAGAAATTGCTGTTGAAACATCGGTACCAGATGATTGGACTGCACCAGATCTAAGTCAGTATGGTGAAGAAGTCATAGATCCAGAAATCGTTTAACCTCATAAATAACTAAAAACATATTGCCTTATGGCCAAGCAAGTAATAGGAATAGGTTCTACCGCAGGGGATAATACTGGAGATACCCTCCGTGTTGGCGGTGACAAAATAAATGACAACTTTACAGAATTGTATAGTGCCATAGGAAATGGTGTTGCTACTCAGGTTAGTGTGACTAATGCTGGTACAGGGCAAGTGTTGCGTTATGATGGATCATCATTTGTTGCTTCTGATTATAGTGCTCTTACATCATCCTTAGATGTAAATAACAATTCCATTATTTCATCTAGTAATAATAATATTGTAATTGCACCAAATGGTACTGGTAATCTTGCCTTAACAGTTGGTGGAATTACATCTACATTTCTTGGTGCAACTGGTGCAATTGATATCCCTGCTCTTTTAAGACATAAAGGAGAATATTCATCTTTAGCAAATGCCCCTGCTGCTGCAGATTTTACTGGATATTTTTTCACTGTTGATGGTGATGATAATCCATATGTAAATATTAATATTACTACAGGTGGTGTTGGTGATACGAGAGCAAAACTTCTAACAGAATATGCTAGTATTGATGCTTTGGCAGATGTAGATACAACTACTGCTGCCCCTCAAGCAAACCAAGTTCTTAAATGGAATGCGACAGATAGTAAGTGGATACCTGCTCCAGATGATGCTGGTTTATCAAATGTTAATTTATTTGCTACAGTTGCTGGTGATACAGGATCTACAACTGCTGATAGTTCTTCAGATACATTAACTGTTACTGGGGGTAATGATATTGTTACTAGTGTTGTTGGAGATACATTAACAATTGACTTTAATGGTAGTCCCATTACAACCTTTGCAGGTTTAACAGATACTAATATTGCTGGACTTGCTCAGGGTAATTCATTATTTTATGATGGTCTTAGTTGGGTAAGAACTTCAAGTCCAATTATTTGGTGGGATTTAGGATCTGATGGATCTTCTCACTATACTTTTGCTGGACCTGGATTTGCTAGTGCAACTAATGATCCTGATCTCTATCTTTATAGAGGATTTACTTATGCATTTGATAATAGTGTAAATGGTGGTAATCACCCATTTAGAATACAATCCGCACAAGGTTTACAAGGAGCACCATATACTAGTGGTCAGACTGGTAGTGGAAGCAATATATTATATTTTACCGTCCCTATGGACGCACCAAACATTCTATATTACCAATGCACTATTCATGCATTGATGAATGGTGTTATTAACATTGTCTCATAATTAAATGGCAAGAACAGTACCTGGATCTGGAGCAGTAATTGAGCCTCTATTCAATAAAGTCTTTGGCATAAAAGCAGTCAAAGTAATTGAAGGGGGTAAGGAATATGAAAGTGCAGATCCACCTAGACTTACAATTACTGGTTGTGGTACTCCTACAGAAGAAGCGTTATTATATCCAATTATTGATGATGAATCTGGTAAGATTATTCATGTACGGGTTTTAGAACCTGGATTGGGTTATGATCCATTGCGTGTTTCTATAACCCCTTTACAAGATACACCTAATGTTGTAACTTCTTTTGATATTAATCGAATATGGCAATCTAATCCAAATTCTAGTACTACTGGTTCTTTTGCTACAGATACAGACAGGTTAACAATACAAACAGATGGTGATCCAAAACCTTCTAATATTACAACTGAAAACCTAAGAGTTCCTGGTGGTGGATCTACTTTAACAGATGATACTTTTAATCAACAATTCATTTATAGGGGTGGTAAAGAAGTCCCAAATCCTGCATTAAGAGAATTTCAAAGAAATAAATCAGTAGGTGTAATGGCTAATGGTGTTCTATTACATACACCAGAATGGGGAGCATTGGGTGGAGCACCAACCAATTTTGATATTGATACAGTAAAACATGGTTATCTCAAATCATCTGATGAATTTGATGGTGTTATAGATACTCAACAATATTATTATCAGTCTAGTAAATTAATTAATCAACTTGCACAGGATAATGGTGCATTTGAAAATGGATTTATAAGACCATTTACTTGGAAAGTAAAAACAGAGACTGATAATATAATGCTGAATGTAGTCAGCACAGAAGAAAATAATGGTGGTACACCAATAGAAGTTGGAAGAACAGTAAGTGTTATTAATGGTGATGGAGTTGCAGAAATTGCAAAGGTTGTTAGAGATGCTGGTGGAGTTTGCACAAGAGTATATTTAAGATTGGTTGGTGGCACATTTAGTAGTAATGATAGAATTATTGGATCTAATGGATTCTATTTTACAATTTCTGGAAATCCATTAGCTTTCCCAACTGGTATTTTTTATATTGAGTTTGGTCCAGATGCTGCTGAATTTGGTAACTTTACTCCTGGAGAATATTATTTTGCACCAGAAGATATTAAAGTTCAAAGAAATTATTTGATTATTTGGGATCAGAGTGATGCTTCTAATCAAGCACCAATGTCTCATCCTATGAGATTTAGTACAACTGCTGATGGTACTCATAATGCTGGTGCTGTATATTACAATAGCACTGGAGCATCAGGAGCACCTGCTGCAGATTATGAGAATGAATATCAGGCATTGTTCATAATGAACGCTGATGAAACATCAAGAATTTATTATTATTGTGCTTATCATACTCACATGTCTGGTTATACTGGTAATGAAGGGTATATAACATTTGATTCAGAGATTGATAATGATCCTCTTCCAAACGATTATTACATAACTGATTTTTATGATGATGGTGGAACACCAGATTACAGTAGACATGCTAATGGACATTCTAAAATTTTAGGAATGTCATTTGATGGATATCCAATATATGGACCTTATGGATATACTAATAACACTACTATAGGAAGAATGACATCTTCATTTAGATTGAAGACTGGTGTTGAAGTTGATGGTAATAGACCTCCACAAACAACGACTGGTAGTGTTACACATACAATAACTGTTTCTAATGGAAAGTTTTTAATTGATGGACAATTATTAGAAGTTTTAAATCTTGATAGAGGAAAGACATATACATTCAATTTAGATGATTCATCAAATGATGGTTACATAGGATTGTTCAGTACTACTGAAGATGGTTGGCATTCTACAGGACAATCTACAGATATTGGTGACACCAGTTATCTTTTTTCTAGTGGAATAAAATATTTTATTAATGGATTAGAAGTACAGTATCAATCATATATTAGTGGATTTACTACTGCTACTACAAGATCTATTCAATATGAATCGAAAGTAGATGCACCAACAGTCATATATGCATTCTCATATAGTGGCACAGAGGTTGGATATCGTTTAGTTAATAATGGATATGTAATGGGTGATTTCACACAAGATTACATATATGAAGAAGGTCTTGGATTACTTGATGAACAAAACGGTATTTTTGCTTCAACTCCAGAATATCCTAATGGCACATATTGCTATTTCATGACTGAAGATAGTAGTGGTAATCCTGTATATCCATATATCGTAGGTCCAAAACTTTATGGAGCACCAACATTTGAGGGAGATACATTACCTACTGCATCAACAGAATTTCCTTTTGGTGCTGAAGGTAAAGTTAATATTAATGATGGTGCAATTGATTTCATTAAAATGGTTAAGACTGGAGATGGATACTTTGGTCCTACTCAAGCAACAATACTTGGTGGAGAAGGTACTGGAGCAACAGTTACACCAACTGTTCAGACTGTTACTGGTTTAACATTATTAACTGATGGAAGAAATTTCTTAACTCCACCATCTCTTATCTTTGAAGGTGGCGGTGGTCAAGGTGCAACTGGTGCTGCATCTATAGATGTTACTGGAAAAATAACTAATATAAGTGTAGTTGATCCAGGAGAATTTTACGATGAAGCTCCTTATATTTTAATTACTGGTGGAGGAGGATTAGGAGCAAAAGCTGTTGCAAGAATTTCTCAAGGTTCTGTTATTGGTGTTGATATTGTTGATCCTGGTAGAGGATATACAACTGAACCTAATGTAATCTTCCAAAAACTTGTTGATTTAAAGAGAAAGGCAAGAGCAAGACAGTCTCAAGCATCAGAATCATTCTTCTTAACTGGATTGTTGAAAGCAGTTACTGCTAATGATGATACATTATATGTAAAATCTACTAATGCTTTCCCTGGATCTGGATCTATTATTGTTGATCAGGAAACTATTAGTTATGCATCAAAATCAGAGCAAAAATTTACAGGTTTAACTAGAGGAGTAAACTTTAGATATGATCAAAGGGTTGTTTTAGATACAAGTCAGAATGATTCAAATCAAGTATCTACATACACATATAATGTTGGTGATAGAGTTATAAGAAGTATTGAAAACTCTAATAATAAAATTGCTAAAGTTTATGATTGGAATCCATATAATAGAGAATTATTGGTAACTTTTGAAGTTGATGAATTGGCATTTATTGATGCTGGTATACCTTCTACAGAAGATACGATTGTGCAATTTGATGCTGGCACTCCTGGAAGTGCAAGTTCATCATTCCAACCACATGTAATAGTAAATTCTGTTGGTGATGAAATTGTTGCTTTAACAGTACCAATTTCAACATTATCAGATAAGAAATTTGAAGATGATGATGAACAAGATGGTTTGGGAGATGGTATACCAGATCTTGTAAATACTGGAACTGCGTATGTCAATCAAATCAATCTTGATGGTGGTATTCATAGTTCTCTTTATGGTGTAGAAGAAACACAAGGTGGACAAAATACTACTTTATTCCAGGTAGGAGAAAGTCTTAAAGATGGATCTACTCCACTTAAGTTTGCATCTGTTATTGAAGCAGGTGCTCTCAATGAAGGTAGACCTCATAATGCTATAGTTGAAATTTTCGTTGATCCTCTTTACGGAAATGGATTAAACTTTAGTGTTAATGAAGTTGTTACTGGACAATATTCCCAAATCCAAGCAACAGTAGTTTCTTGGGATAATGCTAGAAGTGTATTAACTGTAAAGGATATTGTCCCATATGATACTGGTGATGTTAATGTGGGTACTAATGGTAAGTTATATTCATTCTCAGAAAATAGTACGGTAACTGATTTTATTGTACTAGATCCTGGAGCTGATTACACTCAGATTCCTACTATTGCAGTTGAGGATATTGGTGATGTGCAAGCAACAGGAACAGTTAATATGACTACTGCTGGAGACCAAATTGCTTCTGTAACTATAACTAATGGTGGATATGGAATTGTTCCGTATGTAGATGGCACTTATAACCTACACCCAACCATAACTGTAACCAATGGTGGTGGAGATACCACTGGATCTGGAGCAATATTGCAAGCAGTTACTAGCGGTGAAAACATCGTTGGTAATGGTGGAGCATCTTATAAAATCAAGTCTATTAACTATCAGACACAAATCAGATCCTAAAAGTCTGATAAATAAACAAGAGGATACCAAATCTTTATATATCGTAGGAAATGGCAGCATTACTAACTGATCAATTTAGAATTTTTTCTGCACAGAAATTTATTAAGGCACTTGAAGGTCCAGTTGCGACCCAGAGTGATAGTGATGCTGGAGCTTCTAGAGATCGTCTATACATTTTTATCGGCAGACCACAATCGTGGGATGATGAAAACAACCCACCCCAAGCAGTAGATTCTTTCCAAGAATTTTCATCAGCATATGATGATATGATTTCTTTGAAAAGGGTCTTGGCTTCTGACGTTGTGCAGGTTGTAAGACGAATTGACTGGGTTTCTCCAGAGCAGACTACAGGTGGTCTAGGTTTTACCTATGACATGTATCGTCATGATTACTCACCTAGTAAGACTGCATCTTCTGGTGCTACTAAACTGTATGATTCCGACTTTTATGTTGTGAACTCACAGTATCAAGTATATAAATGTATCTACAATGGCACTTCTCCCTCGGATCCAAATGGTAAACCGTCAACGGTTGAGCCGACTGGTACTTCGACTTCTATTATTACTACTGGTGATGGTTATCGTTGGAAGTATCTTTATACCATTCCCGTGGCTTCTGTTTTGAAGTTTTTCTCTAATGATTACATGCCTGTTTTCATTAATGATGCTGTAAGAACAAATGCTGTTAGTGGAGAAATTGATACCGTTGTAATCAATGCTGCTGGTGCTGGTTACAATAATGGTACATATGATAATGTACCTATTAACGGTGATGGCACAGGTGCTAGAGTTTCTATTGTTATAGATGGTGGTAAAGTCATCTCTGCAACAGTAACCTCTGGAGGTACTGGATATACATTTGGTAAAATCAGTGTTGATACTATTACAGGAATCGGCACAGGAACAAACGCTGAAGTTGATGTCATAATTCCACCTCCAGGTGGTCATGGTTACGATCCAGTCATTGAGATGGGTGGATATAGAGCTATGATTAATGCTAAACTCTCATATGATGAGGGTGCAGGTGACTTCCCAATTGATAACGATTACCGAAGAATTGGTTTAATTACAAACCCTCTTAAGTTTGGTACATCTGAATTAATTTCTGATCTAACAGTTTCAGGAACTAAAGCGGTTATTTTCCCACCTACTTTCCAAGGTAATTACATCCCTGATGAAATTATCACACAGTCTAGAATTGTTGGTGGTGTTAATGTTACTGCACGTGGAAGGGTTATTTCATGGAACGCAACAACAAAACTTCTCAAGTATTATCAAAATAGTGTTGATGGTATTTTCCCAGAAGTTACTGGTACTTTGAATGAGTTTGATGGATCTAATCCCATCAATGGTGCTACATCAGGTGCTGCAGGGCAACCAGATGTTAACTTCCCAACTGTACCTAATACTTCTTCTAGGACAATCAATAACACTGAGTATGATCTTGGAATGAAATTTAATAATGGTTATGCGAAGTCTGAAATCAGATACAGCACTGGACAAGTGGTCTACATAGATAACAGACGCTCAATCAGTCGTGCAAACGACCAAGTAGAAGACATTAAAATCGTAATCGAGTTCTAAACGAATGGCACAAAATACCAATTTAAACGTCACCCCTTACTACGACGATTTCGATAAGGATAAGAATTTTTATCGAGTGCTGTTTCGACCTGGCTTCCCTATACAGGCTCGTGAATTATCAACAATGCAATCGATCTTGCAGAATCAGGTCGAGAATGTTGGTACGCACTTCTTTAAAGATGGTGCAATGGTCATACCTGGACAGGTTGGTTATGACTTAAACGTTAGTGCTATCTTACTTCAAGAGTCATTCCTTGGTAGTGATGTTGAAACATATAGAGCACAATTAGATGGTGCTATAATTGAAGGACTGACAACAGGTATTAAAGCAAAGGTATTATATAGTATTTCAGCAGAGACTTCAGAGAAAGGTTATATTACATTATATGTTAAGTATATTGATTCTGGAGATACAACTTCAGAGTCTGCATTAAAGACTTTCCAATTAAATGAGCAGTTAATATCAGATAAAGAAATAACATTTGGATCTACTCTTATTGAGGTTGGCACACCATTTGCTCAGTTGTTACCAGTAAATGCAACTGCTACAGGTTCTTCAGCATATATTAGTGAAGGTGTCTACTTTGTTAGAGGACACTTTGTTAATGTTCCTTCTAACTATCTAATTCTTGAACAATATAGTAATAATCCATCATTCAGGGTTGGTCTTGAAGTATTAGAATCTATTGTTACACCTGAAGATGATGAGTCACTAAATGATAATGCTGCTGGCACTTCAAACTATTCTGCACCTGGTGCTCATAGATTTAAAGTATCTACTAATTTTGTTAAGAGACTTATTACAGATGAAGCAGATAAAGACTTCATTGAATTGTTAAGAATTAATAATAGTGTTGTAGAAAATTTTGTTGAGAGGACAGCATATAGTGAATTAGAAAAATCTATGGCTCGTCGTACTTATGAAGAGTCTGGAGATTATGTTATTGATACTTTTGATGTTAAAGCAAGGGAGCATTTAAATGACGGATTCAACAATGGTGTATACGATTCTGGAACAACTAGTCAGGATGGAAATGTCGCTGATGATGAAATGGTTGCTCTCGAAGTCTCCCCAGGAAAGGCTTACGTTAGAGGATATAGAACAGAGTTTATAACACCACAATATGTTGATGTAGAGAAACCAAGAGATTTTGATTCTATTCAAAATGGTATCATTAATTTCAATCTTGGTAACTTCATGAAAATTTATGATGTTACTGGATGGCCTGAAATTAGTGGTGATGGTGTTACTGATGCATATCAGATAGTTGAATTTTATGATGACTGGGCAGCTAATGCAACTGCATCTATTAAGTCAGGTGCTACCCTAATTGGTAGAGGAAGATTAATTCAATTGCAGAAAGCAGTTACGTCAACTGCTAGTACCAATCCATTTGGGGGATCTGGTCCTATTGATGGTGTCTATGATATGTGGTTCTTTGATCCACAAATGTGGACTGCATTAAACATTACTAATCCAGGAACATTTACTGTTGGAATGAGAGTAGTAGGTAAGACATCTGGATCTTATGGTTATGTTGCTAATATTGGTAATGGTACACATTACATATACTTAGAGCAAGTAACTGGTGGATTTACTAATGGTGAAATATTAGAAGTTGATGGTAGAGTATTTGGTACTTTAGAAGCAGCGTGGACATATAATATTACTGATGCTAGATCTGTATTTGGAAAAATTGCTGGCACTAACAATATTAGATTTGGTGCTAACCTTATTCTAAATGATGCTAAGGCTATTGAAGCATCTACTATAAATGTTGATGATACTACAGATGATGAAATTACTGGTTTCAGAACTAGATTTGATAAAGATCTACGTCCTGGTGATGTAGTTACTCCAGTTATTTCAAACTCTGAAGGAAATAATACACATAGAATTTTACGAGTTGATCCAACTGCTATTGGTGTAACAGCACAGAATAAGAAAAATTCTGTTGCTGCAGCAGATGTTATTTTTAATTATGATGAGGAGACAGCTAAGATTGATGGTACATTAAAAGTTGGTACTGTTGCAGATGGAGATTATGGTGAATTAGTTAGGATGCGTCCTTTCATATTCCAAAAAGATTATCAGAATGGAGAACTATCTTTTGACTTACCAGAAGATGTGATGAAGGATATAAGTGATGAATCATTCTTTGTATACAGGAACTTTGCATCTAAAACTGTAACTACTGGATCTATTACATTTACTCTTCCAGAGACTGAAGCGTTTGCTGCAATGTCAGCTGAAAATTATATATTAACTGTTATTGCTGATGGTGGTGATACAACATGGACAAACGGAATGAACATTGATGTTGATTCACAGGCAGATGCTGGTAATTTATCAATATCATTTGGTGCTCAAAATCAATCACTTTCTATAACTGGTTTAGGTCAAGTTGCTACAGTTACTTTAACAGCATTAGTATCTAAGAATACTGTTACTAAGAAGTTGAAAACTGCTTCTAAGATGCAAGCGTTAAAGGTATATAAGACTAATGATAATGTAGATGTTCAACAAACAGGACTTGTTTATAGTAGTCTATATGGTACTAGAGTTCAAGATGGTGATATATCTATGGGCATTAATGATGTTTATAAGATACATGCAATCTATGAATCATATGATGAAAATGATGCATCACCTCCATACTTAACATTAACAGAATCAGTATTCTTTGGTACAGGAAAATTAATTGTAGGTAAAACATCTGGTGCTAGAGGAAGAGTTATTTCATTCCAAAACACCACTCAAAAACTTTATTATGTTGCGATTAATGAGATTCCTTTCCTTAACGGAGAAATTATTGAGGGATATGATGCTGCTAATGATCCTATTACTGGAATTATAGATGATGATGAAGATTCAATTTTCCTTGGAAGTAAAGTAATTACAGATGAATTTGAGTTAGAAGCTGGAATGCGTACTAACTTCTATGATGTTTCTAGATTAACTAGACCAGGAGGAACAGTACCACCTAACAGAAGACTATTAGTTATATTTGATTACTTCATCCATGAAGCATCTGGTGATTATTTCTCTGCTGAATCTTATAGTGGTATTACATTTAAAGAGATTCCTAATTATAAATTAGATGGATCTATTAAGTATATTAGAGATCAGATTGATTTCCGACCTGCTGTTAAAGAGTTAAGAAATGGTACTGGTACTATAAGTGCTCCATATTATGTCAATTGTACTACATTTGACTACAACTCTAGAGTCTTTACTACTGCTGGTGGTAGCGGTGCTTCCACAGTCTTTGATATTATGCAAGTCAACTCTTCATTCAGAGCAGACTATAGTTGGTATCTACCGAGAGTTGATAAGTTATATCTATCCCATGATGGAGATCTAAGAGTTGCTAAAGGTGTATCTAGTAAGTTCTTAATTCCACCACAACCAGTACAAAACTCAATGTTACTTGCAAACATTGAATATAAACCATATGTTTTTGATCCTGAAAGAGATATTATTATTAAACCTGAAGTAATTCGTCGTTATACGATGAAAGATATTGGTGATATAGAAACACGTTTAACTAACGTTGAATATTATACATCATTATCAATGCTTGAATCTCAGGCAGATAATACTAAAACATATGATGAGAATGGATTTGATAGATTAAAGAATGGTTATGTCGTTGATGACTTTACCGATCATACAGTTGGTGATGTTTTAAATGTGGATTATAAGTGCTCTCTAGACTTTAGAGAAGGTCAGTTGAGACCACAACATTATACTACAAACGTAGGATTACAGTATAATGATTCTGATTCTACAAATGTAGTTAGGACAGAAGGTAACGTTTTAATGCTTCCTTATACAGAAGAAGCGTTAGTGCAACAACCATATGCTTCTAGAACAGAGAATGTAAACCCATTTAACGTTTTCACTTTTATTGGACGTATTGATCTTCAACCTGCATCTGATGATTGGGTTGATATTGAAAGAATGCCAGCTAGAGTTGAGAATATTGAAGGAGACTTCTCTGCAGTGTCAAGAGACATGCAGGTTGATCAAAATGGTTTTGCTCCTATTCAGTGGGGATCTTGGCAGACTAACTGGACTGGTGAAACATTAACTTCTACATCTCAGCGACAATCCACATCTGGTACTTATGGTATTGGTCGTCAGTTAGGTCGTGCAGGTCATGGTCAACGTCGTCAAGGTTTATTCTATCTACATGAACGTCGCACATTCCGTGTTGTTAATAATCAGGCTCGTCAAGGTATTAGATCTAAAGTTGTGCCCAAAATTGAAAGAAAATCACTTGGTGATACAATCCTTTCAACAAGTACAATTCCTTGGATTCGTTCTAGAAACGTTGGATTTAATGTATTCAGATTGAAACCACGTACTAGATTCTATGGATTCTTCGATGGAGTTGCAGTAACACCTTATATTACTCCAAAAGTAATTGAGATAATTAAAAACTCAACAACAGATGCAAGAACAAATGAAACACCATTTGTTGTTGGTGAAACTGTAGTAGGTCAAAATTCAAAATGTCAACTTAAGGTAGTTGCTCCTAATGATGGATATACAACTAACCCATATGGAAAAGGAACAGAAACATTACCTGAAACATATGCATCACAAACAGAATATTTAAATCATGATATAACTGCAATTTCAGAAACTGTATCACCAGATTATTTTGGTAATATGCAAGTTGGTGAAGTATTAGTTGGTCAAACTTCTGGTGCTAGATGTGTTGTTAGAGAACGTCGTCTATTGACAGATAACGTTGGTAATATTCAAGGTACTTTGTTTATACCTTCTCCTAAGAATGATGCTAATCCTCGTTGGGCAACAGGTACAAGAAGCTTCAGATTTACTACTTCTGAGACTAACTCAACTATGACTGGTGCTGTAGATTCATCTGCACAAACCAATTATACTGCTTCAGGTACTACTCAAACAGTACAAGAGAATATTCTTGCAATTAAGAATGCAGAGATTGTCCAAGACACTGTTAGTGAAGAAAGAGTTGTTGAGACAACTAGAACTGAAGAGCGTCAGATTGGTTGGTATGACCCTCTTGCTCAATCATTTATTATTGAGAAAGAAGGTGGCACATTCTTAACAAGTGTTGAAATATATTTCCAAACAAAGGATACAAATATTCCTATCTCTATGCAGATAAGGACTATGGTAAATGGATATCCAAGTAAGAGTATCCTACCTTTCTCTGATGTAACTATAAATCCAGAACAAGTAGAGATTTCTGAAAGTGCTGCTGTGCCAACTAAGTTTACCTTTAGAGCACCAGTTTATATTAAGTCATCTGTTGAATATTGTTTTGTATTACTATCCGACTCTAATGAATATAAGGTTTGGATATCTAGAATGGGTGATATAGACGTTACAGGAACAAGGACTATATCTGAGCAGCCATATGCTGGTGTCTTATTCAAGTCACAAAACGCATCTACTTGGACTGCTGATCAGTATGAAGATTTGAAGTTTAGTATCTATAGAGCAGAGTTTACTCAAACTACAGGTACTGCAGTTTTAAATAATACTGCTCAAGGAAGAGGAAATGGTGGAATTCATAGATTGGTTAATAACCCAATTCAAACTTTGAAACCAAAGACTTCCTTAACTCTACCTACAGGTAGTAACTATTCATTCTCTTTAGGTGCTAGATTAAAACAGGTTACTACTGGTGCATTGGCAACAGTATTGGACCATAACACTACACCTGATCCAGATACATTAACTGTTAATGAAGTTAGTGGAAACTGGTTAGTTGGTAGTGCTACAACTTACATGATTACATCATCTCAAACTAATGCTACAATTAGCACATCTGGTGTTTCAGGAACATTTGAAGCTGGTGACGTAGTTACTGGTGGTACTTCTGGTGCAGTAGGTGAGGTTGTTTCTTGGGATGCTGCTGGTAATTCATTGGTATTGAATTATGTGACTAAGGCATTTACAGCAACAGAAACCATTACAGAACCAGGTGGTGCTACTGCTGTAGCAGCATCAATTAACTATACTGGTGATAGTATTGGTGCATATCTTACTGCAGCACCTACATTTGCTGCTAGTGAGAAAGAGGTCTTGGTATACCATAGAAACCACTGTATGCACAATAGAACAAATAATGTTAAAGTTGAAGGACTTATCTCTGAGATAGGTGATACAGTATTAACTGGATCTTTAACTGATACTGCTACTAGTATTGCAGTTGAAGCAACAGGTGGCAATTTCCATAAGATTATTAACGGTGTTGCAATTAGTGATTCCAATCCAGGATACCTTAAAATTGGTGATGAAATTATTAAGTATAGTGCAATTTCTAATGATGGTAAAACTATTACTGTTGCAACTTCAGGTAGAGGAGCAGCAGAAACTACAGCAGTAGCACATGCTGTTGATGATATAGTAGAGTGTTACAACCTTGATGGTATACCATTGACAGAATTGAATAAGACTCACACATCAATTTCATGTCCTTGGTTGGATACTTACATGTTACATACTACTAGTATTGCTAGTGGTGGTATACGTGCTGGTGGTGGAAATGTGTATGCTTCACAAAACGTACAATTTGAAACTCTAACACCTCAAGTATCTGTTATGGATTTACCTGAGACTACTATTGCTGCAAGGATCAATACTACTAGTGCAACTTCTATTGGTAATGGATCTACAACTCAGGATCAATCATCATTTGTGAATGATGGAGCATATGAATTCATAACATTAAATGATATGAATCAATGGGCTAATCCAAGAATGGTTTGCTCAGATGTCAATGAATCAGCTAAATTAAGTGGTGCTAAGTCACTTACACTTAAGATTGATATGGTAACTGAGAAATCTCATTTATCTCCAGTTGTTGATTTAGATAGGTGCTCTTTGATTACAACAACCAATAGAATTAATTCTTGGCCAGGTGGTCCTAATGCATATGGACAACAAGCAGATATAGATACAACACAAGATGTTTCTGTATTACCATACGGAGATCAGAATGATGCTGTATACATTACTCGTTTGGCAAGACTTATTAAGGAGTCAAGATCTTTAAGAGTTGATTTCCAAATGTCACGACCACCAGAGTCTGAGATAAGACTTTACTATCGTGTATTCAGTAATGGTAGTAATGATAGTTTAGATTCAGTGGGTTGGACTTTAATGCCAGCACCTTTACAATATGATTCTGCACCATCAGAAGAAATCTTATGGAAGGATTTCTATTATGAAGTTAGTGGATTGAATTTCAATGCATTCCAACTTAAGATTGTTATGAGATCAACAAACCAAGCAAGAATTCCATTAATTGCTGATTTACGTGCTATTGCACTTGCAACATAATGAATGGATTAATACCTGTAGAAGGAAAGGATGGCTGGTATAGAGATCCAGACTCCAATGCTATCGTAAATGCCAATACATCAGACTATGATAAATATATGGCGACTTATAATAAGCGTCAGAAAGAGATTTCTGAAAAGAAGGCTTTACAAAATGATGTTTCTGAGTTAAAATCAGAGATAAGTGAAATAAAAGCACTCTTGAAAACGTTAGCTAACAAACCCGTATCATGACAGAGACACCAGTTGAGAAGATTTCCCAAGAACAAATGCTCAAAGAATTTAAAGAGCGTTTTCAAAAGTTGATTACTGAGAATCAACAACTTGGGCAAAAGATTAAAGAGAATGAATCTCAAGCACTTAAACTACAAGGTGCTATTGAAACGCTAGAATATTATCTGGCAGGAGGGACACCCGATACACCAGAACCTAGACCTGATGGTACTATCGATCCCGACAATATAGATGAATAATTGAAAGGGGTTTTAAAACCCCTTTTTTATTAGCATAAATAACTCAGAAGCATTAACTGTACATAGGTCGTCCTAAAATAAAATGGCAAATAGAATTCAATTAAGACGAGGTGGTGCTCAAGAATGGGCAAACTCAAACCCAACTCTAGCACAAGGTGAGTTAGGAGTTGAATTAGATACTGGTCGCTTTAAAATCGGTGATGGTGTAACTGCATGGAACTCTTTGAGATATGAGAGACCCATTGAATCTACATCCAACACTGCTAATACTCTTGTACAACGAGATGCTGATGGTAACTTTCAAGCAGGTACTGTTACCGCTACAGTTATTGGTAATGCCTCTACTGCATCACGACTTGCTTCAACTAGACAAATTCAAATAGCAGATGATGTTACTTGCTCTGGTGTTTTTGATGGATCGGCAAACTTAACACTTAATGCTACATTAGAATTACTTTCATCATTACCTCATTATGATGGCACATCTACTTCAACAGGTACATATACAAAAGTTACTGTAGATGCTAAAGGTAGAATTATTAATGCTTCTACTCCATCAACTCTTGCAGATTATAATCTTAATGGAACTGTAGAGGGATCTTCTGCACAGGCATATGACGCAGACCTAGCATCATTTGCTTCACTAGCAAGTAATGGTCTTGTCACTAGGGTATCTAATGGTAATGTTACTACTAGGGTTTTAACAGGTACTGCTTCTAGAATTTCTGTTTCTGATGGTGGTGGTTTACTAGGAAACCCAATCATTGATATGATCCTGACTGCTGTAGTACCAGGTGATTACAATACAGAATCTTTAACTTCAGTCAATGCATTAGGTAGTAATAACGAACCATTTGGAACAGAAACTGTTAATGCTACAAAGTTTACAGTTGACGGATATGGTAGACTAACTAGTGCAACCAATGTACCTATTGCAACAGCAGTAGAAGGAACAGATGCAGCAGCATACAATAATGGATCGACCTATTCCAGAGGTGATAGGATCACTAATGCGTCGAATCTTTATCAGGCCATTGCAGCTATTGCGGCTGGAGGTGGGGCTCCTACTCACACAGATGGTAGTGATACTGGATCGTGGAGATATCTCGCTGCAGTTTCCACGAAGCAGAAGGGTCTTGCGTCCTTCTCTCAAGAGGATTTTGATGTATCTGCAGGGGGTCACGTTAGTCTCGCTGCTGCTGGTATTGACAATTCTCAATTACAGAACAGTAGAGTTTCGTTTGCTGACGGTAACACGAAAGAGGACTTCGACCTTGACCAAGAATTAACGGCTACTACTGGTTATAGAGGTTTCAATTATTTAAACTATGTTAAAGTCAACGATACTTCAGGCAATCTTCTCTTCGGTGCTAATAATACTGGGGATGCTGGTGCTGGTGAAGTTGATATTAATGTAAGAACTTACATTTCAGATCCAGATATTACTTTGGATGGTGCTGTTGCACAAACTTTAGATAAGAGTGGAGATGGTAATCTAACATTCCAGTTAACACAGAATAGCTCCAATCAAAGAGAACTAACCATTGCTGCTACTAACTCAGGTAGTGGCACTTCTGGTGTTGTTATTACAGCAGAAGACTTAGTTAATATTCAAGCAACTGAAGCAACTAATGGTAAAGTTTGGGTTGAAGGATCAAGATTCCAAGCAAATTATATTGCTTCTGATGATGCTACATTAATTCTCGATCCTGGTGATGATCGAGCAGTGAGTGGTAAAGTTCAGATAATGGGGGATTTACAAGTAGATGGAACGACTACAACAATTAATTCAACCGTTACTACGTTGGATGATCCTATTATCACTCTTGGTGGTGATACTGCTCCAGGTTCAGATGACAACAAGGATAGAGGAGTTGAATTCAGATATTACGACTCACAAGCAAGAGTTGGATTCTTTGGTTACGACGATTCGGCCGCTGATCTTGGAGGCCATACAGGAGCATTCACATTCCTCTACGATGCCACAAATACCTCAGAGGTATTCTCTGGAACAGATGCAGGGATCATCGCTGGTAACTTAAGTCTAACAACAAATACTAACTCAACATCTAATACTACTGGAGATTTGGTAGTAGCAGGTGGTGCTGGTATTGGAGATGATGTTAATATTGGTGGTAGTGTAGATGTAGATACTAACCTTCGCATTCATGGTACATCTCGTTTTGATGATACTATGGAATTGCATGGTGCTGCTAAGTCGTTGCAATTTAAAAATGGATCAGGCACTGTTAAGAGTGAGATTCATACAACATCTGGTAATGCAGAATTTGGTGGTGTTGTAACAGTCACAGGAAATACTGATTTAAATGCAAACTTAAATGTAGCATCTCTAGTTCATTTTGAGTCTACAGATAATCCTGATATTCTATCTGGTGCTCCTCACTCAATTCAGAATAGTGATTATGGTGCATTAAGAGTAGATGGTGGTGGTTACTTTGATAAGGATGTATTGTTTAACGGTGACATCTATCTGAATGGTGACTTTAACCAGCAAGAAGACGCAACTGAGAATTATGGTTTAAGAAACTATCTATCTGTCCGATATAAACTACGTGCTGGTTCTGTTGGTGTATACACTCCAAGTTATTCAAACCATAACACTTCTAACTTAAGAGTCTTTGGTGGTGCTGGTATTAACACTACACTACACGTTGGTGCTACTGGAGTAGGACAAGGTTTATTTGTAGGTAAGAAGAACTCTGGAGATACAGTTAAGTTTAGTGTTGATGGACCTTCTGGTAATGTTAATACTTCAGGTACTTTAGTTGTTGCAGGTCAAACAACTATTAATGATTCACTTATTATTGATGCTGCTAATGAAGAGTTTGCAATTCAGAATGGATCTGGCACTGATAAATTCACAGTTGACACAGACAATGGTAATACAGTAATTCAAGGTACTGTTAATATTGAGGGTGTAACTGATATTGATAATGACTTTGCAGTCAGATCAGGAACAACAGATAAGTTTAAAGTTACATCTTCAAATGGTAATACTAATATTGAAGGAACTCTAACTGCTGATGGTCACACTGAGTTAAATTCAACTCTTAACGTTGATAACAATACAACTCTTGGTGGCACATTGGTAGTTACAAGTACATCTGAGTTTAATGGAACTGTAGATGTTGATGCAAACTTTGCAGTTAGGTCAGGTACAACAGATAAATTTACAGTTGCATCTTCATCTGGTAATACAGCAACTGAGGGTACTCTAGTTGTACAAGGTCAGACAACTATCAATGATTCTTTAATTGTTGATGCTGCTAATGAAGAATTTGCAATCCAGAATGGTTCTGGTGCTGATAGGTTTACAGTTGATACGGATAATGGTAATACTGAAATTAGTGGTACATTAACTGTTGGATCTACTACACAGATCAATAATACATTTGGAACTACTGGAATATCATCCTTTACAAATGCATCCGATCAAACTCTTGCAGGTTCATATGCTGCTGATGGTGGTGTAAGAGTTACTGGTGGTGTTGGTATTGCTAAGAATTTAGCAGTTGGTGGCGGGGCTAGAATACATGGTAATACAGAATTAACTGGTACTTTAGATCTTAATAATGATGCTGATATATCTGGTAATTTAGTAGTTAGCAACACTGATGAAGCAACATCTCTTGCAGATGCTTCTGTTGCTCTACAAGTTGCTGGTGGTGCAACTATTGATAAGAATACATACGTTGGTGGAAACTTCACAGTCTACGATGCTGGTAATACTCGTGCTGCATTTGAAGTAACTAATGCTACAGGCGATGGTGCATTTTATAATGATCTTACTGTTGGAGGAGACTTAGTAGTAAATGGAACAACAACTACTGTCAATAGTACGGTCACAACTCTCGATGACCCTATTATTACTTTGGGTGGTGACACAGCACCATCGTCTAATGATGGTAAGGATCGTGGTGTTGAGTTCCGTTATTACGACGGCTCTGCTAAAGTTGGCTTCTTCGGATATGATAGATCCTCCTCACAATACGTCTTCTTAGCAGATTCAACAAATACAGGAGAAGTCCATGCTGGTACTGATGCTGGATTGAGGGCTGGATCATTAAATCTTACTGCTGCTGGCACAGCACTTGATGTAGATAACAATGCAAATATTGATGGCACGTTAACAGTAGATGGTCAGATTACATCTAACCTTGCAACAGGTACTGCTCCATTTGCTGTTACTTCTACTACTAAAGTATCAAACTTGAACGTTGACTTGCTAGATGGCATGACAACTTCTCAAAATAATGTGGCATCTACAATTGTTAATCGTGATGGATCTGGAAACTTTACTGCAGGAACAATTACTGCTGCTCTAACAGGTAATGCATCTACAGCAACAACTCTTGAAACTGCAAGGACAATTACTGTTGATGGTGTTGTTGATGGTAGCGTTTCCTTTAATGGTAGTGCTGATGTAACAATCACAACAACCTATGCAGATGCTGATATTACTGCTCTAGCAGCTATGTCTGGTACTGGATTTGTTGTAAGGACTGCTAGTAACACATATGCTCAAAGATCAATTTCGGCTACAGCATCATCTGGTATAACAATTACTAATGGTGATGGTGTTGCTGGTAATACAACAATCAATGTCTTATCTGCAGCAACAAACGCTGCTAACAACTTAGTCTTACGTGATGGATCTGGAGACTTTGCTGCTAATGAAATCACTGCAGATCTTGTTGGTAACGTTACTGGTAATGTGACTGGTAATGTTACAGGTAATGCAGACACTGCCACAGCACTTGCTACAGCAAGGAATATTGGTGGAGTAGCATTTGATGGATCTGCTAATATAAACCTTCCTGGTGTTAATGCTGCTGGTAGTCAGGACACTTCTGGTAATGCTGCTACTGCCACTGCCTTAGCAACTGCTCGTAATATTGGTGGCACTTCTTTTGATGGCACTGCTGATATTACACCAGCAACTGCTACTCAAGCAGCAAATCTTAACAACCATGATACTGCAGATCTTGCTGAAGGCACTAACCTCTATTATACAGAGGCAAGAGTTCAAGCAAAACTTGATAATGCTTACGAGCAACTTAGAGCAATGTTAAACAATCTTGCTACTGCTACAACATTGACATTAAATCTATCTGCAGATCCTACTCCTGGTGATGTTACTGTGCTTAACAGTGGATCACTTTCTGGTGGTACTGGTTATGTTTCAGCTACTAATGTAGCAACAACTGGCGGATCTGGTACTGGATTAACTGTTGATATCACAGCAGTTGCTGGTGCTGTTACTGCAGTAACAATTAATGCTGCTGGTGGAAATTATGCTGAAGGTGAAACTGTTACTATTACAGGTGGTGGTGCAAATGCTACTATCGCTATTCTGACTGTGAAGGAAATGGAAGTTGGTCAAACCTTAACAGGTGCTACTTCTGGTACAACTGGAGTTATTACTGCTCTTGGTTCTACTTCCGTTACTGTTGACAACGTTGATGGATTCTTTAAGAAGACTGAAGTTGTCTCAGCTGGTAATGTTAACAACTTAACTGTATCTTCATTCGCTTAAAATAAATGTCTGCTACAAGACCTGCTTCAAAAACAGAACTAAAAGATTATGCCTTGCGTAGATTAGGTTATCCTACGATAGACATCAACGTTGCGACTGAGCAGTTAGATGATCTGGTAGAAGAAGCAATCGATTACTATCAAGAATATCATTATAGTGGAAGTTATCAATCTCTTATGAAGATTGAAGTTACTGATGCTATTAAGACTGCTGCACAATCATCACAACAACAGGGTGCAACTAATTGGTATGAGAATAATAATTATGTTGATCTACCTCCTGGAGTTTTATCTGTAAATCATGTATATACTAATGTTGGAGCTTCTAGTGTTGTTCCTGGTAATATTTTTAATATAAAATATCAGATCTTTCTTAATGACATCTATGCGATGACACATGGTCAGATCTTACATTATTTTATGACTTCTCAATATCTTGAGACATTGGATTGGATTACTAATTCTCAAGCAAATAGAAGAATTAAGTGGAATGAATATCAAAATAGATTGTATCTTGATTTTGATTGGGATACTTTAAACTCAGGTGATTATATTTTAGTTGATTTACATATGCGTCAGGATCCTACAACCTATACGGATATGTTTAATGACAATTGGTTAAAGGATTATACTGAAGCATTATTCCAACAACAGTGGGGTAGGAACCTAAGTAAATATGATGGTATACAAATGTTGGGTGGTGTTACTCTTAATGGTCGCCAAATTTTAGAAGATGCTGCTGCATACAAAACAAGTTTGGAAGAGACACTTAGAGATCGTTATGAATTACCACCACTAGATCTAATAGGGTAATGTATGGCATACTCAAATACACCAGCACAAGATTACGTACAATCTGACTATAGTAATAGTGCAAGATTAAATATTAATGGGTCGGCACAAGAACAGAAGTTTATAGAAAATTTAATTGTAGAGAGCATTGAAATTTACGGTCAAGATATTTACTACGTGCCGAGAACTATTGTCAACCGTGATAACGTCTTCGGAGAGGACTCTGATGGCAAATTTGA